CAAACCAGCGTCTAACAGACCTGTGCAAGCGGCTCCATCAGAACAACGTCTCGGTTCGTGAATTAGCTGAGGCAGCGGGTGTCACCTATCGCGCTATGTATAAGCGCCTCTTTCTATAGAACTCAATTTGACAAATAACAGACGCCCCTATTAATCTGTTCACCACAACTAAATAAGACCAAGTACTAACGCAAGGAAAGGTAGGTCGATGTTAGAGAAACTAAGCAAAAAACAAAAGGATGGTCTAACAACCATTCTTATCCTGACCGCACTATTCGTTTCAGGATCAACTCCAATGTATGACGTAACTACGTCTACAGCAGCCGCCGCTAACGGCGTCTACCAACCCATACTAAAGCCACAAACTTTAGAGGTGACAGCCAGAGTTCCATTGCAAAGAGATGCAGATCTTCTGGTTCAGCTGCCAAACATTGGCAAGTTAAACAACCGAATCGACGAACTCGAATCAACTGTTGAACAAAAAGAGATGAAGATTGCTGCGATCAAGGAGCAAAAAGACATCGAACTTCAACAGCTAAGAGAGATATATGTTTCGATGGATCAAGCGATCATTGAACTCTCCGAGTATGTTGGCAAATCACCGTACGGATTCGGAGATGACCCATCACGCTGGGACTGCTCCGGACTAACACTCTGGTTCTACAAAACCTATCGAGGAATTGAACTAGAGCACTCTGCTACCGCTCAGATGAATGGCGGAATTAAAGTAGACGCCCCTATTCCAGGTGACCTAGTTGCCTTCAAGTACGGACGTAGCAGGGATGCTTTCCACATCGGTGTCTACGTGGGTGGAGGAATGTTTATCCACTCTAAGAACCCGCGTGCTGATACTGTCTTGGAGCGCGTTGATCACTTTGCATCAAAAAATATTACGGTTGCATATATCCGCTACTAGTGCTATGCTGAAGTCATGGAACTTCAAACATTTATTTCATGGCTCGGATATAGCGCCATCGTTGCAATTATTGCAGGACCAGTTTTAGTTAGACTGGTTAGAAACATCGCGGTTGGACTAAAACTCCGCAGACGCCGCAAAGCCACCCCAGGTCCCCTCCTGGGTGTGGTGTACCCAAAAACGACAGACAAGGACAACAAGTGAAGTTATATCTGTTTCTACGATCTATTGTATGGACGTCCGTTTTTTCTATCCTCGCATTAGTCGCGTCCATTATTTTGGCTTTAGCCTCCGCACCGTTAGAGATCGTATTAGCGCTCGGTATTAGCTCGGTTGCGCTAGCGATTCTCAGCACCAAGATAAGCAGCTAACCGTGTTTTGGGAGATCTTTTTAATTCTGCTTGCAGTTTTAATTTTTATTTGGTTGACAATCTCGTTCATTGCAGTTATACTTACGATGATTGGTCCGCCAGATGATCTTCACGACGTACCAATTGCAGAGAGAGACGAAAAGAAATAACTTATGCAGTTAAAAGTAAAGAGCTACGACGAGCTAAGAGACTCGCTAGCAAGCAGCGGTCTATTTGAGATGACTGATTGCTATGTAGAGATCCGATGCCCGATGGATTCAGACGTAAATGAGGTTCAGCGTATGGCAACTTTAATAGAGTCCATGGTTCACGTTACCGACATACAAGTTGCATCCACGATAGAGGATCTAATCGGTGACGACTATGTAGTTACGCTGACCGAAGACGACCAAAAGTTTAGAAAAAAGTTTACGAGCAAAAGAAAGTAGAGAGATGACCATAGTGAGTGACGAAAAGAAGTACATCAAAAAGAATCAGCGTTTGCCAGAGTCCATTCGAAAGGCGTTCAACAAGACAATCGACAACGCCGAGCGCGACTACTTGATCAAACAGCTAGTTGATGCCAACTGGACCTACGAGGCCATCTCAAACGCATCCGGTCTAACCCGTGAGCGAATTCGCCAGATTGCCAACAACGCTACCGAAGCACTGGCAGAAGAGTTCTCGTTTGACCTGGGAATTGAAATTCCAGAGCCTCCTCAGAAAGAGGACAAGCCAAAGCGAGAGTATGTTGAGCCGTCTCCAGAGACACTAGCTCGACTACTAGAACTTCAGCCCTACGCCCAGCAGGTTCGTGCCAATGGCAAGAAGTACCGCGAAGAGGCAGAGGAATATACTCGCCTACTAAACCACGCGCACACGGTTGAGGGAGTAACCCTCTACCGCTTGGCAAAACGCCTGGGAATTACTAATGGCGCAATCAGGTTCCGTTTGGTTAGATATGGCTACCTAAAGCCGAAGACGGCAACGTCCAAGGTTTACAACCCAGTAATTAAAGAGAATAGAGCGATCTAAAATTAGAAGCTTTGAAGAGCATTTTAATAGATCCGAAATTCAAGAACACTTTGCTATGCTGGTGGCAGCTCGTGTAAATCAGATTCTGGCTGGTGAGGCCAAACCGTTAAAGTTTGAAAAAATTGGCGGAATCTACTACACAACAGAACAAGAAAACTTGTTGTTTGCAGATACAATCGCAAGGGCGGTCTGCGCCAACTTAAATACAGGAGAGGAAAAGTAGTGAGCAATTACGATGTTAACGACAGCACTGCAAAATGCCCGATCCCACACGGGACAGCAGGCGGTGCTAGTGCATCACTTGGCACCACAAACAATGACTGGTGGCCAAACCAGATCTCCATGGAGCCGCTTCTTCACAACAACCCGAAGAGCGACCCTATGGGACCAGACTTTGACTATGTTGAAGAGTTCAAGACTCTAGACCTGGACGAGGTCAAGAAAGACATCACTGATGTTATGAAGACCAGTCAGGACTGGTGGCCAGCAGACTATGGCCACTACGGCCCGCTGTTTATTCGTATGGCATGGCACTCAGCCGGCACTTACCGAGTCTCTGATGGACGTGGCGGTGGTGGACAGGGTCTACAGCGTTTCGCTCCTCTCAACTCCTGGCCAGACAACGTAAACCTGGACAAGGCCCGCCGTTTGTTGTGGCCAGTAAAGAAGAAGTACGGCAAGAAGCTTTCATGGGCTGACCTAATGATTCTTGCAGGTAACGTTGCGCTAGAGGATATGGGATTCCCAACCTTTGGTTTCGCTGGTGGACGTGCAGATGTTTGGGAGCCAGACAACACTTACTGGGGTAACGAGACCGAGTGGCTAGCAAGCAAGCGTTACGACGCAAGCCGCGACGCAGAGACCCTAGAAGATCCACTAGCTGCCGTGCAGATGGGTCTGATCTACGTTAACCCAGAGGGTCCAGACGGTAACCCAGACTTCAAGCTAGCTGCTGCAGACATTCGCACCACATTTGGCCGTATGGCAATGAATGACGAAGAGACTGTTGCACTTATTGCAGGTGGACACGCGTTTGGCAAGACTCACGGTGCTGGTTCCGCTGATCAGGTTGGACCAGAGCCAGAGGCTGTTGACGACCTAGCTGCAGTTGGACTTGGTTGGAAGAACTCGCAGGGTAAGGGTAACGCTGAGGACACGATCTCTTCCGGTCTAGAGGTTACTTGGACTCCAAACCCGACTCGCTGGGACAACGACTACCTACGCTTGATTTACAAGTATGAGTGGGAGCAGACTAAGTCTCCAGCTGGCGCAACTCAGTGGGCTCCTGTTGGCGAGGTGGACGAAGAGGATATGGTTCCTCACGCTCACCTAATTGGCAAGAAAGAAAAGCCAAAGATGCTAACCACCGACCTCGCACTCCGATTTGGAGACGAAGAGTACGACCGCATCTCTAAGAAGTTCCTAGAGGACTTCGACTACTTCACTGACGTGTTCGCACGCGCATGGTTCAAGCTCACTCACCGCGACATGGGACCACGCACTCGCTACCACGGCGCAGAGGTACCAGAGGAGACTCTACTTTGGCAGGATCCAGTTCCAGCTGGGCGAATTCCTTCCGAGTCAGATCTAATCCGCTTGGCAGAGCTACTAGACGAGTCTGGTGTAACTATTGCAGAGGCTGTAACCGCTTCGTGGGCATCCGCATCAACCTACCGCGACACTGACAAGCGCGGTGGAGCAAATGGTGCTCGATTGTTCCTAGAGCCACAGCGTTCTTGGCCAGTTAACTATGGTCTAGAGGACACTTTGCAGTCTCTAGAGCAGATTCAGGAGGATCTAAGATCTGAAGGAATTGACATCTCTCTTGCTGACATCACCGTTTTTGCCGGAACTCATGCAATCGAGACTGCAGCCGCTGAGGCTGGCGTTTACGTTGTTCCAGAGTTTAAGGGTGGGCGCGGAGACGCAACTCAGGAGCAGACCGATATCGACTCCTTCAACTACTTGTATCCAGTTGCAGATGCTTTCCGTAACTGGTCCCACAAGAAGTACGCTGGATCGCTTGACCGACTATTGGTAGAGAAGGCAGCTCTTCTAGGGCTTACTCCTCCTCAGATGGTTGCGCTCTACGGAGGATTGCGTGTTCTAGGTGTATCCACCGAGGACCGTGGTGTTTTGACTAACACTCCTGGCGTATTGACCAATGATTTCTTTGTCAACATTCTTGACATGGACATTCAATGGAAGCCGGTCGACAACGACCTATACGAGGGCCGTAACCGAAAGACCCAGGAGGTCGAATGGATCGCTTCTCGTGCGGACCTAGTGTTTGCATCCAACTCTGTGCTACGAGCCTACGCTGAGGTCTATGCTTCAGACGATGGTAAGGAGAAGTTAGTTATCGACTTCATCGCAGCCTGGGAGAAGGTCATGAACAACGACAGGTTTGACCTACTCTAACCAACCCTGTATAAGGAATTCCCCTGCTTCGGCAGGGGTTTTTCTTATGGTAGAATCTTTAGTTCGGAGACCAAAGTAAGGAGAAAAATGCTGTCTCAACTAGTTAAGGAGGCTTCGAAAGAGGTCCACCTAGAAGCCGAGCGCAGTCCTTTCATGGTTGCACTAATGAAGGGCGATTTGCCTTCCGAGGCTTATTTTGACTACATTGCTCAGCTAGCGCCGATCTATGAAGCAATTGAGAAGTGGAATGGAAAGTTGCCATTTTTCGACCACCGACTTGACCGCTTTGAGAGAATCATTGCAGACTTAGAGTACGTAGGAACTCGAATTGTTTGCGACGAGACCATCGATTATGTAAAGCACATTAAAAGCTTGATCCGGAAGAAGGACGAGGTTCGACTGGTTGCTCATCACTACGTTCGCTACCTTGGAGATCTTTCTGGTGGACAGGCAATAGGTGCGCTTGTTGCACGCAATCTTTCGATTCCGCCAAACTTTTTGTCTTTCTATGATTTTGACGATATCGGAGATCGTGTTCGTTATAAGGAAACCTACCGAGAAAACCTGGACACTGTAATTAGTCCAGACGACCACCAAAAGTTCATTGACGAGACAATCCTTGCATTCGAGTACAACAAGAAAATATTTTTCGCTCTGGGCGAAAAGTGGTTGAAGAACTAATTTTCTTGTGCTAATGTAATACCAACAGCAATCCGACGGGAGAGCTGGAGTATGGCCGAATAACTCGCAAAGCTATATGGGGCGGGTAAGGCACAGGCGGTCCTTAGCGGGGCAGTTAGCTACTAAACGTCTGGTGGGCTCAAAAGCGGATCTACTGAGAACCGTAATAGCTAGGCCCTGGTGGTAAAAGGCAATCCACCTATTCACACTAAACACCTCTGCAGAAATGTGGGGGTGTTTTGTTTTTGGTATACTTTATTAGCATCTCTCCCAATCTAAGGCGTATATATGGCTTCCAATTCACGCACTGAATATAAAGTTATTGCGGACAAACTAGCTTCTCCAGACGACAACATTATTGTTGAACTTGCTGGCGATCTATACAAAGGTTCCGTATCCCCAGAAAACAAATATGTAACTGCAGCCGAGGCCGGTGAGGGCGGTAGTGGACTTATGGGACCTACCGGACCAACCGGCCCAGCTGGCGCGGATGGTGCTGTTGGTCCAACAGGTCCAACCGGCCCCGCTGGTTCTGGAGACTCTGGACCAAAAACTTGGACGGCCCCTAATGACTCGGTCTATAGAATCTTCCAAGCCCACGGCGGTGTGGAAGTTCAACTACCTCAACCTTTGAATTTGGGGGAGACAATTACAGTTGCTGGAAACGTTCAAGACTCTAGCAACATTACGATCGTTGTGTCCGCGGAGATGTCTGCAATTTTTGACAGCATTTACGGTGCGACAGAATACTTCAGAAGTATTCGAATTGATGTGAACAACACCACAAAGCGATTCAGAATTTCAAATCCTGTTGATGTCAATACCTGGAATCTTTTTTGCTTAGACGGTCTTGTAACAGCAGGAGATCAGGAGTCTCTTTACATGAGCACTGACTATGCTGGTGCACCGGTTAAGTGGTGGGATGCAAATACCCTAGGACTTGTTGTAGAAGGAGAGCTCGGGGAGTTCCGTGGTGCAAAGATCGAATATCACTGCTACTCCCTAGACTCTGGCAACATGATCGGGACCATTTATATCTCTGACGATAGCGGTGACAACAACGTTACCCACTTGGAGTCTGGTAGCGGTGCGAATGACCTAGGCAACGTCGTTCTTTGGAAGAAGGACATCACTGGCGGAAGCGCTCAGGAGACCGAGCTCTACGCGTACCGTGTCGATAACGAAGACGACACTCTAAGAATTCACTGGACCGCACAGGTCTACTACGGACCAGACATCTGGGACTAATTAGGAGATATCATGCCAACAATTAAAAGAATCGTAACCAGCGAGATCCAGGGTAGAACCCTTAGTGACAACTATGGCGACAACTCCTACTTAATTGCAGAGAATGGCCGAGTTGAGTATTACGGTCCAACTCAATCTGTTCCAGTAATCGGTCCTGGTGTTGTCTATGGTGCAAATGCAGATAGCGGTGATGGCTTTGGCTACAACACCATCAAGCTGGTTCCACATGCCCCTTCTGGCGAAATCAATGATGACCGATACTTGATCATTGACCCTACCGCTCCAAACCACATTCATATCCGCGCAGGCGGGATCCAGGATGCATCTAACGCAGAACTCATTCTTGGAGCCGAGCAGGCAAACGTAAAGGTTACTGACTGGAACCACCAAGTTGCCGTGAATACATACAATAATGGAACCCAGACTGGCTACAACTGGACATTCGTTAACGACGGTACGTTATATGGTCCAGGTGACGGTAGCAGTCTTGCAGTTACTGGAATTCAAACTGGTGCAGGAATCAACAGTCTACCCATCTACTCCAACGGAGGCATGACTCTTACCGCTGCTGGCGGCGACATGAACCTCTACATGGACGGCGGCCTTTACATTGGAGCTAGCTCCAGCGAGAATCAGATTCTTAAGCAATCCGATATCTCTAATGTTTCTCGTGTAGTCCCAGTGCCTGCAAACGCCACTGATACCGGAGCCGCTGGACAGATTGCTGTTGATAGCAGCTACCTGTACGTATGCGTAGCAACCAACACCTGGAAGCGCGTAGCACTCTCCACCTGGTAAATCCAACTAAGTTATAGCACCCTCGCCTCGGCGGGGGTGTTATACTTTTTACATACCGCGGCGTCTTAGACAAAGCTACGTAGAGATCTGGCCATGCCTCTACTTATGGTTCCCCGTTGTTTGGGAGTGGCCCATCTATTGTGCTCACGAGCACTGCGGATGTTGGACTGGCCTGAGTCTAGGACTTGGGTAGTGTGCCATAACGTAGACCTTGGTATGGAGTGCAAATCTCCGCAGTCCACAATTTTGTGATTAAATTTTCGTGTTCAAATTGACACTCATATCGAAAAGCACTACTATCTAGGTATGCAAGATTTTGAAGAGTGGCTGCGCCACGGAATTGAAATGGGATGGTGCGGACCTGCTGTCTGTTATACCCATGATTCAATGCCAACATCCGAACCGGAAGATGCCGACCTTGAAGAAGGCAACGATCCGTGCCTACACATTATTAGACTCTACGAAGATGCTGAACATAAAGCTGCAGTAGAGGCTAACCATGCTCCATCCACGTGGAGAGCAACAAATCGTGGAATTGACGTCTAAAGAAAAGAGATAAAATGGCAAAGGGTAAAGGATCAGCTCCAGCTCCTCAGAAGACAACTACTGATCGTAAGAATGGTAAGGCTTCTAAGAAGCGTCCAAAGGTTTTCGATGCTGTAAAGCGTCGACTAGTTACTGCAAAGTAATTATTGGACCAGCCTCGGTAGCATCAACGGTAGAGCGTCCGCCTTGTAAGCGGTTGGTTGCAGGTTCGAATCCTGTCCGAGGCTCCAATCCCCTCTAGCTCAATGGCAGAGCGTCCGACTGTTAATCGGCAGGTTCGTGGTTCGAATCCACGGAGGGGAGCGATAGAAGCAAGACGGCTAATGCCATCGCGGTATGGTCGTTCCTAGCTATCACTAGATAAACCGAAGACCTTAAGGAGGTTGGAAAACGTATCTAGGCGGGGCACCAGCCTTTGGATTGGGAATACTCGATCGGGCTGGTGCCCCAACCTTTATAATTAGATCAATAATTAAATACGGGCCTGACTGGTTTCGACGGTAAGTCTGAAGTTGGTGAAGCGTGCGGAGAAGCCTGTACCTCCTGAATCGGGCAAACCAATAACTGCAAACTCACGTTCTGCATTCGCACTAGCTGCTTAGCAGTGCCCCTCTGGTAGATGTAGCTCTAACTAATCGCCACAGGGTTTAAATAAATAGAGCAACAAAAGTCTCTCCCACAAGACTATAAAGAGTGGTAACGACTCGGGTCTCCTTGCAGATCGATATCCGAAGCCGAACTGGATCTGCATACGCACGTAGAAGAACAATGAATCGCTTATCGGACGCGGGTTCAATTCCCGCCAGGTCCACTATTGATGTACACTAGTACCCTATGGGTAAAAGTATTATGGAGAAGCTTGCAGAGCTTCCAGAGCAAGAACGCCTAGATATTCTTGCTGGAATGGATCCAGACTCCCTGGTATGGGACTGGTCTGTCTGGGCACGTCCAGAGCAGTTACCCCCTGACGAAGATTGGAACGTGTGGCTAGTTCTTGCGGGTCGTGGTTTTGGTAAGACCCGTCTAGCATCAGAGTGGGTGCGCGAACAAGCTAAATACACCAACGAAGGTCAGCGTCGCTTTGCACTCGTTGCTCGTACTGCTGCCGACGTTCGTGACGTTATCGTTGAAGGTGAGTCGGGAATCATGAATGTTTCCCCTCCCTCAGAAAAACCCCTCTACGAGCCTTCAAAGCGTCGTCTAACTTGGCCCAACGGAAATACTGCCACCCTATTTACGGCTGACGAGCCGGATGGTCTACGTGGTCCTCAGTTCACTCACGCCTGGGGCGATGAGATTGCAGCTTGGCGTCAGACTCCTGACGCTGCAGGTATGACCGCCTTCGATAACCTTCGCGTTGGTACTCGTCTTGGCAAGAACCCTCAAATTCTTTGTACCACCACCCCGAAGCGTGTTCCGCTCCTTTACAAGCTTATTGAGGAGTCGCGCACAGATAAACAGGGTGGATCCAAGGTGGTTGTAACTCGTGGTTCGACAATGGACAACGCCGGAAACCTTTCTGGAGCATACCTTGACACCATTCTTGGAGTTTACGAAGGCACGACACTAGCTCGTCAGGAGCTCTATGGTGAAATGCTTGACGATGTTGAAGGAGCTCTTTGGAATGAAGAGATGGTTGAGGCGGCTAGAGAAAGCATATATCCGTTTAGTACTCCGCTTCGTGTTATCGGCGTGGACCCTTCGGTTGCTGAGAATCCCCGCGACGAATGCGGCATTGTCGTCTGCGCTGCGACTGCGGAACATGACCTCTATAAGCGCAATGCATGGGTTCTTGAAGACGCTTCAGTTCATGGTTCCCCAGACACCTGGGCCCGTAAAGTTGTGGAAATGGCTCGCAAGTGGGGTTGTCCCGTTGTTGCCGAGGTTAATCAAGGTGGCGCTCTCGTTCGAAATGCCATCTTATCTATTGACCCGTCCATCAAAGTCCTCGAAGTTCACTCTAAATACGGAAAAGCACTAAGAGCAGAGCCGGTAGTGCTTGCGTACGAGCAGAATCGCGTCCACCACGTTGGATATCATCAGGACCTAGAGTCTCAGATGTATTCTTGGATACCAGAGAGCTCAGCTAAATCTCCTGACCGTGTGGATGCACTGGTCCACGCGCTCACTGCGCTCCTAATTAAGCCACCTCCTGGCTTTTCTGGTGGAAAAATCCGTGCAAAAAGCTTCGCAGATCGAAAACTTGGTGTATCAAACCCAAATAGTCGACCTGGCGGGAAAATTTTTAGGGTGAGATAGTGAAAATACTTCTAGATAGGTTCCCCTGCCACTTAGCAGCTATTGGACCAGGCAAAATCGAGGATGTAACTAAACTTCGAAGCTTCGAACCCACTGCTGGATCCTCTTATTTGGAGATAACTAGAGTAGTTGTCACTGACGAGACGGTAATGGTTGCTAAAGACTCTCCTCAAGGGCCCCAAATCGTGTTCCGAGAGACCTACGAGACGTTTATTCCCTCTGAAAAGAGCGACGAAGACTCATTTGTTGTCACTTCCTCGGGGAAAATGCTAGCATTCAAGAAAGATAGAGGTTGCGGATGTGGTTCCCGTCTGAGAGGATGGAACCCATACAAGACTTTGAACTCTAGTAAGGACTAAAATGGAAATTACAGCAACAATTTTTGTGATTTTGGCTCTAGCGGCCTATGGATTGACCCACATCATCACTACTTCTGTTATTGCAGATGGATTTAGGCAAAAAGTGTGGCAAAAGTTCCCACCAAACACCAAGATCGGATTTCTAATTACCTGTAACTGGTGTACCGGCTTCTGGGTCGGACTCCTACTGGTAGCTGGTATCTCTACTTTACCTCAAATCACCTTTGTGGTATCATTAGTACTGGCTATTTACGCTGTAATTGGTATGATTTCAGCTTGGATCGAGCGATAAATAGATACGGAGACCAGTTTTGGCTATTTTCAAGAAGCAACCCTCTAAGCAGAAAGAGTCCCGCCCGTCGGTGACTGCTTCTGCACCTAAGAATGCCACTCGCGTTGCTCCTGGTGTCTCCATTGACTCTTTTGGCATTGTTTACGCCGAGCCACAAGTTTTTAACACTCCACGGCCGCTAACTGCAGCCGCAGCTCAAGTTAATCTACAAGACAAGGGCGAAGCCGAGCTATTCAAAGCTAGACGGCAGTCAGCTTCTACCGCTTGGCAGACAGAAGCTTGGGAGTACTACGACGCAATTGGTGAAATAAAGTACGCCTTTAACTTAGTGGCGTCTGTAGTCTCCCGAATTCGTCTCTACGTTGCAGGAGTCAACAATCCAAGCGAGACCCCTTCTCCAGTAGAGCTCTCAGACAAGATCGACCCTAGGCTCGCTCAGGCAGCGCAGCGTGCACTCGATCGCCTAAGCTCAGCTTTCGGTGGTCAGGCCGGTCTTCTTAAGGATGCAGCTCTAAATCTTCAGGTCACTGGTGAATGCTACTTGGTTCAGGTTCCAGAGCGTGTTGGTTCCGGAATTCCAGAGTCATGGGATGTTCGCTCAGTTGATGAGCTACAGGTAGACCAACGCGGTAACTACATCATTAACCCAAGACGTGACGTTGGCGGTGGAGTGTCTTCTGCTATGTCTCAGGGCAGCAGAGAAGCTATTCTTCTACCTAAGCAGGCCTTTGTCGGTCGCATTTGGCGATCACACCCTCGTTACACTCAGGAAGCTGACTCTTCTTTGCGCGGTCTGCTAGATCTTTGCGCTGAGCTACTACTACTGAACAGGACTTTCCGTGCGACTGCTCGTTCTCGCCTTAACGCTGGTGCACTTTATCTTCCAGACGGTCTTTCTGTCGCCGCTGCGCCGGATCCTGACTACCCTTACGACGAAAACGGCGAGTACAACCAACAGTACAATCCAGACGAAGCAGCAGACGAGTTCGAAGACCAACTAATCGATGCTATGACCACTCCGATTAAGGACGAGGACTCTGCGAGCGCCGTTGTTCCACTAATCATTCGTGGTCCAGCAGAACTTGGCGATAAGATCAAGCAGTTCAAGTTCGAGCGTTCATTCGACCCAGCTCTCGCTCAGCGTGCAGACCGTGTACTAGAGCGCATCATGCAGGGCTTAGACGTGCCAAAAGACGTTGTAACGGGACTTGCGAACGTTAAGTACTCCAACGCGCTACAGATCGATGAAGCCCTCTACAAGGCGCACATCGAGCCTCTGATGCTACTTATCGTTGACGCACTGACGATTATGTATTTGCGCCCATACCTAGTTGCAAACGGATACACTCCAGAGCAAGTCAGAAATGTTTGCATTTGGTACGACCCAAGCCAGGTAGCTACCAGAAATGACCGTGCTGCAGACGCAGACATGGGATTTGACAAGATGGCAGTTTCTTACAACACCTGGAGAAGAGCGCATGGATTCTCTGATTCAGATGCTCCTACCCCAGCGGAGCTTGCTCTGAGGATTGTTCTTGAAAAGGGTATGATTACCCCAGAGCTAACCCAAGGACTACTATCTGCTGTTGCCCCAGAGGTTATGGATCAAGCAAGGGCAAACTCTCAGGCCGCCAACCCAGCGCCAATTCCTCCAGAAATTGACCAG